TTACAGATTATACATTTACGGTTCAAGTATTTTCAGACATTTATCCTTCAGTTATTTCTAGTAAAACATTTACTATAAGTGTACTACAAGAGTTTACTCAACCAACTGATATTCTATATATTAAGGCTGCACCTCCTATCAATGATAGATTAATATTGCGTGAATTATTAGGTAGTGAAACAATTATACCTACTGATTATTTGTATAGACCTGATGACCAGTACTTTGGTAAATCAACAAGCATTGTATACGAACATGCGTATGGTATATATGCTAGTGACATACAAGAATACCTACAAGCAGTTACGAGAAATCACTACTGGAGAAATATTACTTTAGGTGAACTAAAAACTGCTATAGCAAGAAATGATGCCGGTGATATCATTTATGAAGTTGTGTACAGTGAAGTTATTGACAACTTAGTTAATCCGCAGGGCGTGAGCATACAAAGTCAAATACGTTGGCCAAGGCCTATTGATTTAGGATTAGGTCCATGGTATACAAGTAGTACTGATATTTTTACTAGTTGGGAAGAACAATTGGGACAACTGTACTATACTAGTTTAAGCCCAGGATACGCACAGGATCTATATCCAAACAGTTTATACAATATGCGTAATCGTGTAGCACAAGTTGTTGGACAAGAATTCGATAGTAGATTGTTACCACAGTGGATGACGAGTCAGCAGATAAATGGTAGTACACTAGGATATACTCAAGCTTGGGTTATTTGCTACACTAAGCCGGGATTTGCAGAAACAGTTAAAACTAACATTCAAACATTATGGACAGATCCAGTTGGAAATGTCTACACACTGAATTTGATTAACTTCCAGATAGATAGATTCAGCGTGAATAAATCTGCTACATACAATTACGACAATAATACTAATCCGGCTGCTTGGACAGGATTACCTAGTGCAACCCCTGCACCAGATCCATTAGACAGTAAAGATTTCTATGTTCTATTCCCTAGACAAACAATTTTACCGAATGAAACTCAATAACTAAATACTAGACGGAACAAATAATTATGACAAGTGCAATCAATACAAACGGAATCAATGTAAACTATCCAGTACCGGGTATCAATAACAGTTCACAGGGGTTTAGAGATAACTTTACTGCTATTAGAACTGATTTGAATACTGCGGCAACTGAGATTACAGACCTACAAAATAACGTTGTAGTAAAACAAGCATTATCGGGAACTACATTAAACAATGACATGGCTAACACCTTGATTAGCAATGCCGCAACAAGAGGATTTAGACATTCTACTTTTAACTTGGGTAATGCTATCTCCGGTACTTTGGTAATCAATGCAAGTTTAGGTGATGTCCAGACAGGTACTATCAATGGTAATACAACTATTCAATTTACAGGTTGGGCACCAAGTGGTACACAAAGTAATGTTGAAGTGCAATTGAATGTAGGTAACAACTTAGCAGTAATATTGTTGCCAACACAAGTTACAATTAATGGCACAACAGGAATTGAAACAATTGAAAACTATGCCAACGCAAATGGTATTCCTACATTGACGATTCCATACAATGTTAATCGTTTAGATTATCGTTTCAGTTCATTAGATTGCGGTGACTCGATTACGATTGAGCCATACAATCAACCAAGACAAAGTACACAAATACAACAGCGTATACCTAGTCCAATTGGTGAGCAAGGTGATGTTGCTGGTACAGTTTGTGTTGATACTGCTACATCATTGGCATTTGCATTATGCAGTGCTACGGAAGATACATATGATATTATTACATGTGATAGTACAGCAGGATTCTACTTAGATATGCCTGTACAATTTACTGGTGTTGTATTTGGTGGAGTGACAGCAGGCACGACATATTATGTACGTTCTATTCCTAGTGCGACTACTTTCACTATTTCAGCAACACCTGGTACAGCATCAGGTCCTGCAGCCTTAGTTAATTTATCAACTGCTAGTGGATCTATGACAGTATCTCCTGTTAACTATATGTATATTGCTTCGGGTTCATATGATGCAAATGTTATACCAAAGACAGCATCAAACACTACTGTAGTGACCACAACAGTAACTGGAACAAACACTAGAGCAACAGGTAATCTAATCACTGTTTCTAGTACTGCTAATTTTGTAGTAGGATATCCTGTTGCATTCTCCGGTACTATTAGTAATGTGTTTGCAACAGCTACATATGGCACTGACAATGTTATTACTGTGTCTAGTACATCTGGAATGGTGACCGGTGGTAGAATTGCATTCACTGGAAATGTATTTGGTAATTTATCAACGTCAACGTATTACATAACAAATATCTACACAGGTAATTCTAATATTACTGTTAGTACAACATTTGGTGGCGGCAATCTTGCATTAACCGCAGGTACTACTACTGGTAACTGTGTTGCTAGTTACAACGGTATTATGGGTAACTTAACAACTACTGATTATTTTGTACAAAGTGTCGCAAACGCTACAACGTTCACAGTATCAGCTACACAAGGTGGTGCACCAGTAGCAGTAATAGATGAAAACGGTTCAATGAATGTTACAACTGTTACTGATTATACAGTTACCTTAAATAGTACTAGTAATATTGCAAACAATGACCCTATCGTGTTTTCCGGTAATGTGTTCGGTGGTGTAGTATCCGATAAAATATACTATATCGCTAATATTGTTGATGGAACTACATTATCAATATCAGAGACAAGAGCGAACGGTATTGCTGGGCAAAAATTAGATTTGACAACTGCAAATGGAAATATGGTTGTATCTGTATACGAAGGTACAAGTATATGGAAAAGAACTCAACTCAATAATTGGTAATAAATAATTGGATGCAACATCCTTTTATCAATGACCTATCAGACAAGTCTATGGAAGACTTGTCTAATATAATATCAGACTTAACCAAAAAGTTAACCTTTGCGTATCGTATGCAAAATGGTGAAATGGTGCACCAACTTCAAATGGTACTAGAAAGCTATCGTACCGAATACAACAAACAAATGGATGAAATGTTTAAGAAGCAAAACATTAAAACAAATGTTAGTGTTGAAAAAGAGGGTCAAATCAAGCCCAAATAACTTGATTTACTCTATCAGATAGTGTATCATTACACAATGCGAACTGATATCTACGGCCAACAAATCTACAACGAAATGGAACTATGTCTGCTATATTTGCAGGATCCCAATCGTACCATTAAACGTGCTTTAGTAGAAAATTACATTAAGTTTGATGACGTACTTCAACTAGAGAATGCTCCTGAACTTATTCAATACAATAAATTGGACATGACAGTAGAGCAGTTTGACAATCAAATGCAATCAAACTGGTTAATGCCCGAACAATACAAAACAATGGACATTGCACAATATGTGTTAAATCAATGTCAGGGTGAAGCAGAACTACAACGAGCCGGCGAAGAACTATTGTTGTTCCAAGAACGTGATATGTTTGTTTTACTACGCTACCTAAAGTATCTTGTTGATACTATGCGTGAGAACAACATCGTATGGGGTGTAGGACGAGGATCAAGCGTGGCAAGCTTTGTATTGTTTTTGCTTGGCATACACCGTATAAATAGTTTGTACTATGACTTATCTATAGATGAGTTTTTGAAATAAGGAAAATATTATGAAAAATTACAGATCGGCAATGGGAAAGAATGTAGATATGGGTGCTCTACTGGCAAAGAATGAAAATACTAGAGCAGTGGGTAACATGAAAGTTAACGCACGTGGTGATACAATAGATTCACAGGGTAGAGTTACTAGGGCAGTGACCGCCAAAGTAAATCAATCATATGCTAATACAGTTGGAAATAAATCAGCAAATGCAGTAAGAGGTAAACCAGCACCAGCTAAGCCAGTAACACCTAAGCCGGAAATTAAAGAAGAACTTACTCCTATGGAGCTTGAGTTAGAAGAATCATTTGAAGATGATTTAGAAATTGAAAAGATTAAAGCAGAAGAACTTAACAAAGGTAAAAAATGAGCGAGTACTCAAAGCCAGCATTCAGTCCTACTAAAGTAGATAAATTGACATTCTTTAAGGATCATATCATTGTGTCCGATATGAAGTTTGACCAACGCATTACTGCAGGTGGTATTATCTTAATGGACGATGACAAGAAAAGTGCAGGCATTCGACCACGTTGGGCAAAGATTTATGGATTAGGTCCTGATGTAGTAGATCCTGAATTACAAATTGGAAAATATATTCTTATCAGTCATGGACGTTGGACACGTGGTATCACAGTTGAAACACCCGATGGCAAACAGACATTGCGTAAAGTTGATCCTAATGATATATTGTTGATATCAGATGAGCCACAAGACGATGAAACGATGAGCGACCAGGTATATTAATGTTTGATGGTGGTAGGGTTGTTTTTATAAATTTTGCTGTAGGGAGCTTTGGGTCTTTTCTATGGCACACTCTTGCACAATCAAAATCATCTTACGATACATCATTATTAGAAGATACATTTGATGAGTATGGTGCGGCGCATAATAATACTGCTATGCACTTACGTTATTTTCATAACTATGAAGATATAGCTAAATGGCGTAAGTTAGATAATGATGCAAGAACAAAAGCAATAGAGGATAATTGGGAAAATCCTGCGTACTGGGACGAGTCTAATACAATGTACATTCATCGTGTTACAACTCCCCAATATTCTTCAGAAATTCTAAAAGCTTGTCCTAAATCAAAATTAATAATAATTGATTTTGATAAAGATGATGTACCTTTAATAGCAAAAATGCTTGCCAAAAAGATTATTATACCTAATCAATTTAATCAGGGTATAATACCTAAACCAAATCAACTGAGTCAGGGTATAATACCTAATGAAACTTTAGTGAAAGAGATGACTACTACTATGGTTATGAAAAGTGTGCCTGAAAAAAATGTAGACGGCGCATATTACTTTAAGTTTAAATATTTCTTAAATGAATCGTTCATCGATGAATTTAATAAGTTATGCAAATGGTTAAACTTTGAAGTGCCTGACATAACTGAATGGCACAAAACCTTTAAAAGGGTAAACAATCTTTGACTTTACTACAGAAAACATATATAATGACTTCACAACACTTGGAAACAAACAAATGATAAAATGGTTTTATAGATGGTTAGATAATAAGATTCAGGATTCTCGATATAGTGAAGAACTTGAAGCCGTACCAATGAATAGTATTCAGGGTAGTAAGCGCCGAAGAGGAATAGCATCAGTAAGAGAAAGTGATGACTTAGCCAGCGAACCAATACAATTTAAAATGTATAAGGCAGCAGGTGGTTGGGCAATTGAATTTAGACAATACGACAATAGAAATGATAGAATGGATACATCATTATATGTTGTCAATGGCGAAGAAGAACTTGGCAATCACATTTCTAAAATTATTACTATGGAAGCATTAAAGCGATGAAGAATAATCTCTGGGTAGAAAAATATCGTCCGAACAAAATCTCTGATTATGTATTCGTTGACGAACATCAAAAGCAACAAGTAGAGAACTGGGTCAAAGAAGGTTCTATCCCTCACTTGTTATTTAGTGGTGAACCGGGTACAGGTAAGACTACCCTTGCTAAAGTATTGATACACGAATTAGGTGTAGAAGAATATGATGTAATGGAAATCAATGCATCACGTGAACGTGGTATTGATATCATGCGTGACCGTGTTAATAGTTTTGCACAGACGATGCCTTTCGGTAAGTTTAAAGTCGTATTACTAGATGAAGCGGATTACGCAACACCCGACTTTCAAGCCGCATTGCGTGGTGATATGGAAACATACCACGAGACTGTACGTTTTATTCTAACTTGTAACTATCCACATAAGATCATTCCTGCATTGCGTGAGAGTCGTTGTCACAAATTTCATATCGCTAAGCCAGATATGACTGAGTTCACCGCAAGAGCCGCTACAGTATTGGTGTCTGAAGGTGTAGAATTTGATTTAGACATACTAGATAACTATGTACGTGGTTGTTATCCAGACTTGCGTAAGATGTTGAATCAATTACAAGTTAATAGTATTGATGGTAAACTACGTCATGTAGACACAAGTAATTCAACTGAGGATGCATTACTTATTGAAGCAACACAATTGTTTAAAGTAGGTAAAGTATTAGAAGCACGACAGCAACTAATGCAATACATTGCACTATATCCTACACGTATTGAAGATTGTTATCGTTGGATGTATGAAAACTTAGACTTGTGGGGTAACTCACAAGAGAAGAAAGACGCAAGCATTATCATTATTCGTAATGGTCTTGCACAACTGCCACTAGTCGGTATACAAGAGATTAGCTTGGCAGCAACATTAGTTGAATTAACCTCTTAAGGAAATATATGAGTTGGCAAGCAACATTACAAATTAATAATAACACGGATTACAATATTGATGTAGTTCATAATCAGCCGGAGGGGTTGTTAGTCACATTAAGTCCCGGTCAATCAGGATGGTCTTGGACTACAGACGATAATAACAACACAGTTGCATTAAGATTTTGGCAACAACCAAATAATTACTTTAT